TGTTTAAAATTTTCTTTAAATTCTTCAATAAACTTAATCATATCATCTTCTGATCCACTCATCAAAATATTAAATGCCTCTTTTAGCATTTTACGACAAGGTGCAGGAGTTGAAGATTTAATTGCTTCAATTCCTTTAATTTTAAGTTTGGCAGTCTCATAACGAACACCCTCACTATCCCAAACACTCAAAATATAGCGTTTCTTTGCAGTCCAAATGCCTCGTTCAGAAATACACTCGCGCTTCATAACCATTTTTTGATCATAAGCATTCACGTATTTTGCCAATTCTTGGTAAGAACTTTCAATATATTTCTCAAGTTCCATCTGACAGATCTTATCAAGGAATGAAATAATGTCTTGAGTAGTTTTTTCTCTTCCTTTGAATACAACTTCGACCAAAGGACCCATATTGAGATAGATGGAATCAGTATCAGAAGCAATAACATAGTCTTCACCATCGGTCTTTAGAATTTTATTTAAATAAGAATTCATCTTATTCATAATCCACTGAATTGAAACCTTACCCGAAAGAGTAATTGCTTCAGCATTTGCAAGTTTATAATAACGAAAGTATTGGTTTCCAATGGCACCATAAGCAGAGTTAAGTTGAATCTTACGTGCCATTTGAATATTATTACATCGAGCAATTTCTTTAATCAACTCTTTGTTCTTTGTCTTCTCGTATTCTTGTTCCGCTTTAAGCATTTTCTTCTTAAAGATTACACGTTCATTGTAAATCTTCTCCATTAGTTCTGGAAGAAATCCACGAACATCTTTACGATACATTGCACCATTAGCACATACCGCATAATCTTTATACATCTCAAAAGTAAGTTCTTGATTAAGAATCTTATCGACATTAACGGTAGGATGTCTTTCCTCAAGAAGAGTTTCTGGTGAAATATTGTATTGCATAATCAAATGTGGATAGAGACTGTTCAAGTCAAAACTCACCACCCAATCATACATGCCGGGAATAGGTTCTTTTACGTATGCACCTTCATACTTTTCATCTTTACGTTCAGTATTTCTTGGTGGAATTACAACATTTTTCTTTTTAAGGTAGGTATAAATGATATTATCCCACATACGAACTTGGTAAAATACATCAGCATAATTTACCTTTGCATCATACGCCATAGTAAGAGCGAGTTCAATGAGTTTCATCTTGTCTTCTAGTTTATCGACAAGTTCCACGTCAATAATATTATACTCAATAAACTTTTGCCATCCTTTTGTATAGAAATCTTTAAATGTATCAAATTCAGAGTGATCTAATTTCTTTTGTCCTAGTTCAACTTCAGCAATATAATCCAAACGATATGATTCTTGAACTTTATAAGTAAATTTTTTATAAAGATCCAAGTAATCAAGTTGAGTCAAACCACCAACATCAAATGTTGTATGCTTACGTCCATTAATAAAGATTTCTCCTTCAGTTACAAGTCCCCAATTAGAGAACCGTTTCATTAATTTTTCGCCAAGAACACGATTGAGTCTCTTACAAATGTAAGGAACGTCATACAACTGAATATTCCATCCAGTAATTACATCAGGAACATCAACCATCCAATAGTTAATGAAATGACTGAGAAGTTCATATTCAGAAGGACAATAATGATAAGTTACATCCTTACGAGTATTGTTAAACGGTTTAACTCCCCAGGTTGTAATTTTCTTAGTAGTATAATCCTGAATACTAATAGATAGAATTTCTTCTGAAGCAGATTCTACATCTGGGAACCCACCTTCAGAGGCAACCTCAATATCCAGAGTTACAAGTTTGATTTTACTGATATCAAATTTAATTTCATCCTCTGGATATTTTTCGGAAATATATTGATATATGTAACGTTCGTTTCCGTAAATTTCAAATCCATCTACACTCTCATATTTACTATAAAATTCCCGACAATCTTTAACTGTTCCGGGATTTATCGGTTCAACTACTTCACCACTTAATGTTCTATACTTAGATTCCTTTTTAGTTTTTACATAAAGAGTTGGAAAAAACTCATCTCTTGTTTCAAATCTTTTACCATTTTGTACTCCACGAACCAAAAACTGATTTCCAATTAACTGAACATTAGTGTAAAAATTCATTCTTTAATTAAATCCTCATATTTTTCAATAAGCGTCGGAGTCGGATCAGCAAGAGTAAGAATCTTATCCGAACTCATCATAAATGTATCTTGTTTAGTATAACTACTCAAAAATGGTTGTAAAGTCTTTAATCCATTATTATCGATAATGAATGGTTTAATTAACTTACAATCAGGTTCTCCAATATCAGCACCAACTTCTTCAATCTGACTGATTAGAATCTGACTGGTCATCAGCGCTATAATTTTGATTGTTTTTTCCATTGTTAATAATATCCTCTATATACATATGTTCTAGTTTTGATACAGGATTGACCATTGTGACAACCCAATCAGTTGGTATAGTGATTTGATCATCCGCAGAAAGTGGTATCCATTTATAAAGGGAAACCTCATATCCCAACCTCCCAACTACCTCAGTATTATCGGATAATGGATTTGATTCCTTTATTTTAACAGTACAAGGATTTTTCAAATAATATCCTATAACTCTATTAGTAGATTCATTTTCTTCACCGATAACCATTTCTTTTATATCGGCAATAACTTCTTCACCTGACTTCAAAAGTAAAAGCTTGATTGACATTCTTATCCAAATTCTTGATTTATCTTAGCACAAAAAAAAGGAGGAGTCAACCTGGATTTTGCCAGGTACTCCTCATGCGCCGACGATACAAACTATATAGACAATTCTTTCACCTCTTTACAAGTCCAACCTTTATGAGATTTTCTTTGTCCCTTTATAATTTTATTCATAGTTCTATGATCTAATCCATACTCTTCACAGGTCTTTCTCATACTTTCACTTCTCTTTACCCTTGCGTTTTCATACAAATATGAATTACAATATCTTCCTTTTGATTTCATATTGATATGGGCACACAACATTTTCTGCGTGCTTCTATGTCTTATTCCGTATCTTTTCTCACATATTTTTTGAAGAAGAAGATGAGCGATGTAATGTTCTCTACCTGTGAGAATTATAACTCTATTATTTTTACCAAAAATACTTTTAGGAAATATGTGATGCTTTTCAACATAACCTTCAGGAGAAGTTCTATTTTCCGCTTTCCTGATAAGGTTGCAATAAACCTTTAGGTAATTCATTCTACTCTGATTTGACCGCATATGTATTTATAATAAAAAGGAGGGATTTTCACCCCCCTCCTGACAGATTGCGGTCAAATCAGGTATTAATATTTAGAGATAATCTTTACGCTTATGATGGTCAGGAACAATTCTACCAAGAGTCACAGTCAAAAGCCCATCCTCAAAATCAACTGATCGTACTTCCGTATCATCAGAGAGTGTCCATGCTCTCTTGAAAGATCGTTGAGCCAATCCTTTATGGACGTAGTTGGCATCAGATTCTTTGTCCTCTTTTTGTCCTTCGACAAATAGTTTCCCATCTTGTGTATAGACATAAACCTCCTTCTTCTTAAATCCAGCAAGTGCAAGTTCAAGTCGTGATTCCACGTTGCTTACTTGAACTAGGTTATATGGAGGATAGTTGGAAGTTGTTTCATGAATTTTGAAAATACGATCAAAGTATTCATCCATTCCAATTGTGTTGCGATTAATTCTTTCCAGCAAAGCAGGAAGATCCGCAGACTGATATTTCATCAGATTAGTCATTATGGTAGCTCCTTGTTAAAGCGAGTTTGTGTTTTGTGGACCCTTACGGCATCCATTATTAATTATAACTAAAATGAAAAAAAGAGGAAGAGTAAAAACCCAACCTCTTTTTACGGTATTTTCACTTTTATAAAAAAATTATTTAAATTCAATCAACATCTTCAGTTTTTCCTTTTTTACCTATATTATATTTTTGTTCCAAAATCCATTCTCCCTTTTCTTTATACGAAAGAACTTTAATTTGGTTAAGAGGTGCTATATCAAGAATTTTATCGGAATCAACTACTGTAATAAGTCCCCAATCAGAAAGAAGACGTACAATACGATTTCTACGTTGTACATCATTTACAGTAAGATTTGCGTGTTTACCATCTAAGGCAAACAGTTCTTTAAAATGAGTAATAAAGTATCTACCTTGTTTATGAAGAATATGAGCACTTTGATATAGTTTTTTTTCTTTTCTAGAAGCTACTCCAATTCTAGTTAAAGTTTCACGGACTTTTAAAAAGTCATCTGGTTCATTTAAAATGACCTCCACCATCATATTAGGAGACCAATTTACTTGAGGTTCAATTGTTTGGTTAGTCATTTTGTTCCGCCAATATCAAGTCGTTTTTTAATGAAAGCAAGTTGTTCTTTTGTTAGGATTTTCAATGCTTGAGATGCTTTTTCATTACTATAACCATAGTATTGTTTTATACATTCTAAGTCTTTGACTTTATCCTTATGGATCCAGGGAGAAAATCTCTTCTTTTTCCTGATACTATTTAGATAAAATGAATATTGCATATCTTTATCGAGATGATGATTTAAATTCATCTCGTTTGCAAAAAGTACGGTATCAACTTGCCCGGATAAACATTTATTAATAATAAATGGAGGATATTCTTTTATTAGTGAAGCATCTTCTTCAATCAGGTTTCGTTTCGTCTGATTTATCGAGTTTAACCAATCCGCCAATTCCATAGTTAAAAAGCAATAGTTCTTTACGTTGTTTCTGTTCTCGCATATATTCTCCAACCGATCTCATAGTATAAGTTAGATCAAATTCTGCAGCATTCCAGTTTTTAAATCGGTCTTTTACTAGTTGATCTGAATTATAGCTGATTAACTGGTCCATATTATTAGTATCGCAATCAGCAGCAAACTTATCGTGATCAAATCCTTTATGCATCGATCCTTTACGCCCATAGAGATTATCCTTAATATCATAAGGAGGATCAAGATACATAAAAGCACCTTTGTTCCCATCCATAAGATAGTCGTATGAATAGTTAGTTATACGCCACTTTGCAATCAGTTTAGAATACTCAGGCAGTTTTTGAATTCCTCTTAAAGAAAAATTAGAGACTGATGCTTGAGGAGAAAAAGATGAACTTTCAGTGAGTCCTGAAAAAGAACACTTATTTACAAAATAAAAAGCAGCAGCTCTCTGAAGACATGGAAATTCTAAATTATTAATATGTTCTTTCATTGTAGAAAAAACTTCTCTTGCCTTTTCTGGACTATTATATTGACTTTTGTACGCTTCAAGAACAGCAGTCAATCCATCCCCAAACATCTGGAGTTGTTGCCAGAAATTTACAAGAGGTTCATATAAATCATTTACCCAAATATCCAAATTAGGATACCTCTTTGTAATGTAGATTGCAACGCTTCCGCCACCAAGGAATGGTTCTCTAAACTCATCATAGTTGCGAAGGTCTGGAAAGTAAGGGTCCATTTTAGAGACTGCTCTACTTTTTCCGCCAGGGTAACGCACCGGAGTTTTGAGTTGTTTCAAACTAACCATATCAGTTCAGTATCAATGTTTTCATAAATCATTTCAATCTTCTCCATTCTCCTATTACCAAGATATGGTTTCATAAGATTAGTCCACAATACAGCAGCCTTACCTCTGATGGAAAAAGTATAAAGTGGTTTCCACCCCTGTGCTTTCTTTTTAGGAGTATGGGTAAAGGTGGGAGTTCTATTATCCATTATTTTTGCTATCCTATCAATAATATCTTTATCAGTCATTTGGATACTCATTAGCATTTCTGGTTTGGCGGTGTAGGTTTTACCATTGCGATGATTATACCTATCTCTTGCCCTTTTATACTGCCAACACCCCTCACCTTCCCATATTCCAGATATCCAAGCAAGTTCTACTTCAGTTGGAGGAGTATGTTCGTATTGAGATCTTTTTAACTTCATTTTTTAATATTAAATTACCACCTTTATTTATAGGAGGTAATTATTATTTTAACGGAACTCACACTCCACCATAATTTCAGTAAGGGCAGCAATAAGGTTTATTTCTTGATCAACCACGAACGCACATTGATATTGATACTTAGCAATAACAAGAACGGCAGCAGGGATAGATTGGGGTGTAAGGCAATCATAACAGGCGTCATAAACCCTGCGAAGTAAAACAGAAGCATCGTTGTCAAGGTTGGAGACCACCCACTTACGAACTTCCGTGAAGTTTTTGTCTTTGAGAGATTTAATAAGTTCATTTACAGAGATGTCTGAGAAAGATGCAAGAATGCCTGCATCGATTTTTCCTCCTGTAGAATACCTTTGACATTCGTTGAGAACACGCCTGAAATCAGGAAAGTGCTTTGATACAAGCTCTGCAAGGACTTTTTGATCATACTCAATTTTTTCTTGTTCCAGAATAGTTTGAAGACGTTTGAAGAATGCTCCTGCGAGTTGTGCCTTTTGCTTTCCTTTGATTGTGAAGTCGATGACTGCACATCTGGAGTGAAGAGGTTCAATAATTTTGTTCTTGTAGTTGCAGGTGAAGATGAATCGGCAGTTGCTATAAAATGCCTCAATATTTGCCCGTAGTAGGAGTTGAACGTCGTTTCCTGTGTTATCCGCCTCATCGATGATGATGACTTTGTGTTTAGAAGATCCCGTAAGTGAGACGGTCGAAGCGAAGTTCTTTGCTTGGTTCCGTACAGTATCCAGGAAACGCCCTTCGTCGGATCCGTTGATGACATAATAATCTGCCCCCAATTCGTTACATAGTGCCTTTGCAATGGTTGTTTTACCAATACCTGGAGGACCTGCAAGAAGGAGATTCGGAATCTCACCCTTCTCTACAAACTCCTTAAATGTTTTTTTAGTTTCATCAGGAAGAATACAGTCATCAATAACTTGCGGTCTGTATTTTTCGGTCAGAAGAAATTCACTTGCCATAATTTAATTCACCCATTCTGGTTTGCGTTGTGGCATACGAAGATAATTTTCAGACACCCAAGGTTTGGATGCGATATACCTTTTATATGCTTCAAATGTATCAATAGTGTCGTCAAATTTCCATTCCTCAGGCATAGCACGAGCAAATGGAGTCACTTCTGTAATCTTACCCTTTGGAAACAAGTAATATGCCTCCACAAGGGTTTTATAACAAGAGTGAGTTTTATTATACCGCAGGCAGTATTCGTCGGACAAGTTCAATCCCCACTTAATTAACCAGTAGGCATTATGGATACTCTCCATTGCCCACTTGGTACAGGGATGATTGCGGAATGCTCCTTTCTCGGTCTTGTAGGGGGTTCCATCTGCCTTAGGGAGGGTGCCGTACCCATACCCCCATTTGCTTGATGCCACGATAGAGAGCATCTGGCAACACTCTAGGGGCATCTTGACGATGTGTTTGTCGGGAAGGCAAATGGCACTCTCAGCAGGCCAGGGAGAAGTTACAAAGATATTAATAGTAGGTTCCTCAACTCATTAGTAGTATATCACCCAAAGGTACTGTCAGGTTCAAGGGCAATCCAATAAGTAACATCAAATCCAGTATTTTTAAATCGAGAAAGAAGTTTAGAAGAAACTACAACCTCATAGTTTCCAGGGATAATTTTGATATTTTCTACCTTAAAGTTAAAAGTAAATACCTCATTAGTCTCTCCAACAATTACAGAAAATTCATTGGAAGTATCATTCTTTTTATCTCTAACAACAAGTTTTACAACACCCGCTTCACCAACCACAGAGAGGTCAGGCAATTGATAAACAGAAGAAGCCTTAAGCAATTTATCAAGTTCTTTGGTATCAAGAAGGAAACAAACATCTTCAGAAGGAAGAGCGATATCTTTATCTGGAGGAGTAACAATTACATTAGGATCCGCAAAGAAATATTTGGAACGAGATTTACCTTCTTTAATAACCACATAACTATCATTCTGAAAATCAAGTTCTGCATTTTTATGAAGATTCAATCCATTCAAAAACTGGTTCAAATCATAAATGCCAAAATCTTTGGGAATTTCTTCTTCAATCTTCGCCTCTGCAAGAATGTTCTTCATTACAGAAATAGTTTTTAGACAATTTCCCTCTTTGAAAAGGATTGATTGATTAATTGAAGAAAAATTCTTAAGGAGGGTTAGAGTTTTATCAGATAGTTTCATAATCACTTATTTTCAATGAGATTGAGATGATTGATCAGGAGAATAGTATAGTGAAGAACTTTAAACAGATCAGCGCGAGGAGTTCCTTTAGTATCGTATCGATCAATATACTTGGTAACATTACCTGCACAAAAACCCTCACGGCGATTGTGTTTGATTTTATCTAGGGTTTGTTCAGTTCCACCCCCAGTGCGATCGACATAATGCTGACTATAAGTTCCAGCAATATATTCTTCAAGTTGTTTAAGAATTTTATCTTCGTTATACTTCCAAAAGTGATTTTCGTTCATATTCACAGGTTTTTTTTCAATTTCAATTTTATCGTTTGAATTAATGGAGAACACGTATTCTGTTCCGTAGGGATACTCATCCATAATAAAAGAGGAGATAGTTTTATCTCCTCTTACTATATCAGTTTTCTTTCTGAGCGTCAAGATCGTAAGTTACACACTCACCTTCAGAAGTTTTGAACTCTGCGTCAATTTTGTCATACAACTCAACAAAGGTTGCTTTGGTTTCATCATCAAAACGATTCAGACAAACCTTGATTGCTTTGTCCTTCTTACCGAAGATAGAATATGCCTTGATGATATGAACCAGACGACGAGTGCTGATGACTTCATCAATACCACCATCGTTGAAGGTCTTACGAATAATCTCAGACCAAGTGCAAAGGTGCTTGATGAAATCAGTATGCTCACCAATCATGGGAATGTTAAGTGATTCTGCAACTTTAGTCAAGATTTTAGTCTCAACACTGACAGTAGGATACTCCTGCTCAAAGGTAATGGGGAATCGTTCCAGGAATGCCTCGTTGAGAACATTAGTGCCGATGAAACGACCATCATCAGAACCTTTACCCTTGGTGTTGGCAGTTGCAATCACATTGAAACCTGCCTTGGGCACAACGTGCTTACCGATTTTCTTGAGGAACACACCCTTACCCTCAAGCA